CCAAGGCCGACGCTAGGAAAGCGTGGTTGCAGACCAAAGATATACGGCCAGAGTTAACAAATTTGTTAACTGCCATCACAGCCGCTTGCAAGACCGAGTCTTGGATGAAGTCTGGCGGGGCGTTCATACCCTACCCTGCCACCTGGTTGCGCGGTGAGCGTTGGGACGACATCCACGAAGTTACTTTGCCAAACGTAGTCAACGAGAAGCCTTGGCACGAGACGGCCACGGGTATAGAACTCAAAGGTAAAGAACTAGGTTTAGACCCAAGCCAGTTTGAGTCCTTTCCACACTTCAAAGTTGCGGTAATGAGAGCCGCGCTCAAGTCTGCGTGAACCCATTCCTAATTACAGAGAACACCGCTATTAGTTTTTCTGGCGGTAGAACATCAGCATATCTATTACGCAAAGTTTTGGACGCGAATAACGGGCTTCCAGAGTGCGCGAAGGTGTTGTTCTGCAACACAGGGAAAGAAAATGAAGCAACGCTTAAATTTATCCATGCTATTGAAACTAAGTGGAGTGCGCCAATTACATGGCTAGAATATGTTGCTCCGGCTGAGTTTAAGGTTGTGACTTACGAAACCGCATCAAGAAATGGCGAGCCGTTTGAAGCGATTATCAGGCATCGCAAAATGCTCCCAAACACTAGGGCTAGATTCTGCACCGTAGAACTAAAAATTAGAACCATGCGGCGATATTTACAAAGTCTTGGCTGGGAAGAATGGCAGAACATGATTGGTATTCGTGGCGATGAGCAACGTCGGGCCGTAAAAATGAAGCCTGACTGCAAGCAAGAAACGCCGGTGATGCCGTTGCATCGGGCAGGAATACAAAAATCAGAAGTTTTACAGTTTTGGTCAAACAATGATTTTGACTTGGAATTGCCCATTATCAATGGCGAAACTATTGGCGGGAATTGTGATTTATGTTTTTTAAAATCTTTGCCAAAGATATTGACTTTGGTTGCCCAAAAACCAGAGCGAGCTGCATGGTGGGCAAAACAAGAGGAATGGGCGCAAACTCAAACACAAGGAGATGGAAATAGGTTTCGTATTGACCGCCCGCGCTACGCAAATATACATAACTTTGTAGACCGGCAAGGCGATATGTTTGACGATTCAATTGAATGTTTTTGCGGCGAATGATTCTCTCCCCCCACAACAGAGACGTAGCAAAGCAGATGGTGGATAACGCACCTGATGGCTATGTGCTAGAAGTCCGTCCTGCTAAACGCAGTTTGGATAGCAACAGGTACTACTGGGCGGTGTTGGGTGATATATCCGAGCAGATGGTTGTTGGTAAGGCTTACGAGCCAAGCATCTGGCACGAATACCTACGGGCTTTGTTTCTGCCTGAACGGATGATTGAGTTGCCAGACGGAAGCATAAAGATGCTAGAGCCTAGTACGAGCGAGTTAAACCAAGCCTTGTTTTCGGAGTATGTGGAGAAGGTGGTTAGGTGGGCTTTGGAACACGACGTTAAGTTTAGCGAGAATACGAGGGGGCTGGGTGATGTTAAAAAAATCAGTTGAATTACAAATCAATTGGTTGTAGTATCACCATAGAAAGGAATCTCTATGGAAACTTGGAAAGACATACCTGGGTACGGTAATTACTATCAAGCATCAAATCTAGGGAACATTAGGGTAAAAGATAGGGTGGTTGAAAAATTTTGCGGGTTACACAATCGTTCTGTAAAGCAGTTTTACAAAGGTAGAACTTTGCTACCGTCAAAAAATAACAAATATGGTCACTTAAGTGTTCACTTAGGTTTTAACAAAACAAAAAAAACAATTCAAGTTCATAGGCTTGTCCTTGAGGCTTTTGTTGGCCCGGCCCCAAACGGTATGGAGTGTTGCCATAACAACGGCATTGCTTGGGACAATAGAATTGAAAACCTTAGATGGGACACGCACAAAAATAACAACGCAGACAGAAAGCGACACGGAACTTATCCAACCGGTGAAAACCACCCAATGTACGGCAAAAAAATGCCAGAAGAACTTAAGCAAAAGTTAATACATATAAGCAAAACAAGAATTAGGACACCAGAAGAAAGCCAACGACGCTCTGAAATGATGAAAGAAAGATGGTCAAAAGAAAAAGCAAAACGGCTGACGAACAACGCTATTTAAGCGCGGTTGCGGCTCTCGGTTGTATGGTTTGCAGGAGACTTGGTTATATGGATACGCCATGCCAAATCCATCACATTAGAAGTGGTCAGGGCTGGGGTAGGTCTAGCCATTATCAAACAATTGGATTGTGCGAACCTCACCACACCGGAAACCTTGGAGTTCACGGACTCGGAACCAAAGGTTTCCCCAAGCACTACGGATTTACCGAACAGGAATTATTAGAGGATGTATACCGTCTTTTGGGCAAAACTTTACCGGTAGGGAATAAATGAAAGCAATAGCGATAGCAACAACTAAGGGGGCTTGCCTACCCGTCCTAGCGGCCTCCATAACCTTCTACGTTCCGCAAGACGTAACCGTGTTCCTAGCCGGTAGCGAGATTATTCTCCCGCGCCACAGGACGATAAACCTACCCAACGACGCAGACAACTTTGGGGACGCTTACAACGCCGTGGTCAAACGGGCGTTTGAGGAGTTCGACGAGGTGGTGGTCTGTAACGACGATATTGTGTTCAACCCTACCACCTGGAAGCTGCTTGGCGAGGACGTTGCGTTTCTGCGAGACAAAAGCATCCCCCTCGGATGGGTATCCGCTAGGTCTGATTATGCCCGAGGTTTGCAAAACATTCGGCTTGGGCAGGGAAAAATGGAGTGGTTCAGGTACGAGACCGAGAATCTTATTAACATGACCGATGTTATAGCCCCAATTTGTAGTTACATTCACAAAGACGCGTGGGTGGACTTCCCGCCCCTGAACTGGTACTCGGACGATGTGCAATGCTTGGATATCCAGAAGAAGGGCTTTCAGCACGCCATCAGCAGGGCTTATGTCCATCACGTCGGTTCTCAAACCTGTGGATTTAATGCCAAAGAACTTATACAATCTGCCCAACCTTGGATTAAAGCCAACAGACCGGAGTTATACGACTTATGGTTTCGGAAGAAAGATTAAAGAACTGGGCGTTTTATTGTGCTTGGGGTCATGTTGGCCCAGAACACCGTACCCAATGCGCGAGCGCAGAGGGGAACTACGAGTCCGAGGATGTCTTTGAGGGCGAGGAACCGAGAATAGAACCCGACATGATTGACGGGCAAGCAGTAGAAGACGCAGTAAGGGAATTACCTGATGTGTCCCGCAGGGTTTTGAAGGCAAGGTATATCCAGTACCCGTATAACTTGAGCCACAATGTAGCCCAGAGATTACGGATGAGTACGGATAAGTTAGAGGCAGAACTACACATAGCCAAGAGGAGGCTACATGACAGACTTAACAGAAATCAGGCAGGGAACAGAAGAATGGCTCCAAGCGAGGCTGGGGTTTGTAACAGCCAGCAGGGTTAGCGACGCTTTAGCGGGTAAGGACACAGAGACCCGCAAGAACTACCTCTGGCAGCTAGTAGCCGAAAGGCTGACCAAGACCCAACAGGCGGGTTTTGCGCCCAACGCGGCTATGATTCGCGGAACCGAACAGGAACCCATCGCCAGAGCCGCATACGAGGCTCACACGGGCGTTTTCGTAGACCAAGTAGGCTTCGTACCCCACCCGACAATACAATGGCTAGGAGCCTCTCCTGACGGTTATGTGGGGCAGGAAGGGCTTGTGGAAATAAAAAATCCAAATTCGGCTACGCACCTGCAATACAGGAAGGCTGGCAAGGTTCCGACAAAGTATAAGAACCAGATGATGCTCCAACTAGCCTGTACGGGTAGGAAATGGTGCGACTTTGTGAGTTTTGACTCCCGACTGCCCGTGAGCAAGATGCTCTTTATCGTGCGGTTTGAGCCGGAGCAAAAGGACATGGACGAGATGTTAGAAAAGGTGCAGTTATTTCTAAAGGAAGTGGAGGCCGAAGTTGACGATTGATGACCTAGCGGTAGAAGCGGGATTGTTCTTGAAGGAGGGGGAGATATTGTTCAACTTCCACGAGGACTCTAGAACCCAGTTGCAGAGGTTTGCGGAAATCGTGCGCGAGGAAGAGATGTTGCGGTGCGCGAGGATGGCAGAGGATTGGGGATTTAAGACTTTGGCCCAGGAGATGCGGGGTTGAGCCAGCAGGTGATGATAGAAGCCCTCTACCAAGAGATTGTGGGGGCTGTGGAGAAGTTTGACGAGGCACTACCTCTAGCCTCGGTGGTGGGGGTTTTAGAGGTGATTAAGTACCAATTACTAATGAACA